GTATATGATGGTTGGGAAAATGATTATATAGAATTATTTAAGCAAGTTAATTCTACTGTAAAAGAAGAATATAAACCTGAAGTACTTGCTGAAGTTATATTTCTTACTCATAATGTTAAAAAACATGAGTATAATGCTTTAAATAATTTACCTGGAGAAGATCTATTATGGACACCAGAATTACAAGAAAGTAAAACATCTCAATATGGAGGAGAAAATATTCGTTATAAATCTTACATTAAAAGCGGAATGATTTCTACATTTAAAAAACTTCATAACGAGATAATACCTTGGAATACAATAAGGTATATATTTTAAAATTTTTAAATTAATATAATATGACAGCAGAAGAATTTTTAGGATTACTTACAATTATAGCTATGCTAGGATTAGGAATAATAGCAGCAATATGGTGGATAGGAACAGATATCCTTCATGAATTGAGATATCAAAATCATTTATTAAGAGAACAAAACAAAGATGAGTAAAATTATTTTAGAATTTGACGGAATAGAAGAGCAAGATGATGCTAGAACAGCATTGGACGGAGACAAGTGGAAATCAGCAATGTGGAATTTTGACCAATTGTTACGGTCAACTACAAAATACGATGTATCGTTGTTGAACCACAAAAAGCAAGCAAGTGAAGCAGAATACGAAATCGCTGAAAAATTGAGGGAAGAAATAAGAAGAATATTGGAAGAACATAATTTAAGTTTAGATTAAAAGAAAAAAAGATAATTAAAAAACATGAAATTATTTGATAGATTAGTAATGATTACTACTCTAGTTGGAGTAGTAGCATTAAGTATTGTTATATGTTTTATACACAATACTGTAGAAGAAACAAAAGTATATAATACTAACAGAGTAGAAGCTTTAATGGCTGACTCTGTAAAGATGCATGAGTGGTACGAGAATTTATCTCGTACAAGTTGTAGATTAGAAAAAAGATAAATTATGGAAGAGAATAACACAGGAGTATTATTAGTTGTAGCAGTTTTTGCTATGGCATGGATTATAAATATAGCTAAGTTTTTTGCATGCGATTTTGATGCACCCTATAAAGAAGAAATTATTCATTTTTTAGGGATAATTATAGCACCAGGATCTATAATAACAGCTTGGTTTTAATTTTAAAATTATGAAAGAATTTAATAAAAGAATTGATCATTTAGTAAAGTTTGCAATAGAAGTTAAACAATTAAATGTTCAATATCCTAATGATATGGAATTAGGGAGAGAGATTAGAAAATTAATATTAAAACAAAAAAATGATTTATTTAGTAACAAAACAAGAGAGTCTGTTTGATAGTGATAATGCTATTAAAAGGGCTTCTGTAGAAGATGTATATAAGTATTTCTTAGATAAACCTTTAATAGAATTTGACACTGAGACTAATGGTTTTGATGCATTTAAAAATAAACTTATTTCTAGTCAGTATGGTGATGGCGATAATCAATTTGTTGTAGACCATGAAACTATAAGTATTAAAGAGTTTAAGGATTTACTAGAAAATCCTGATAAGACTATACTTATGCAAAATGCTAAGTTTGATCTTAGATTTTTATACGTTCATAATATATTTCCTGTAAATATATATGATACATATCTTGCAGAAAGTTTAATACATCTTGGTGATAAATATCATTCTAAGAGTTTGCTTTCTTTATGTTATAATTATCTAGGAGTAGAATTAGATAAAACTGTGAGAGCAGATATTGCTAAAGATGGGCTTACTACAAGAGTAATAATTTATGCAGCAAATGACGTTAAGTATTTATCTGCTATTAGAGAAAAACAATTAAAACTTATAGAAAAGGATAATCTACAAAAAGCTTTAAAACTAGAAAACCAATTTGTTAAAGTTCTTGCTTATGTTGAATATTGTGGTTTTAAACTAAATATACAAAAGTGGAAAACTAAAATGCTACAAGATAAAATGATTGTAGAAGAACTTAAGCAAGAGCTTGATACTTGGATACTAAATAGTGGATTAGAAGAGTATATAGATAATCAGTTAGACTTATTCTCTGATGATTCTAAAATAAAGCTTAATTGGAAGAGCTCTAAGCAAGTTGTAGAATTGTTTAAAAAACTTGGCATTAAAGTATTAGATAAACACGGTAAAGAGTCTGTTGATTCTAAAGTATTAGTTTCCCAAAAAGAAAACTTTGATATACTGCCTATTTATCTTAAATATAAAGCGGCTGAAAAAGTTAGTAGCACTTATGGAGAAAGTTTTTTAGAACAAGTTAATACTATAACTAGAAGAATACATACTAATTTTACGCAACTAATGGATACTGGTAGATTATCCTCTGGTGGTAATAAAACTATAAACTTTCAGAATATTCCTTCTGTACCTGAATATAGAGAAGGAGATAAAATATATGAAAGAGAATGTTTTGAGCCAGAGAAAGGAAATACATTTGTAGTATCTGATTATAGTGGTCAGGAGGCTGTTATATTTGCAAATAAGTGTTTGGATAAAAACTTATTGGCATTTTACGATGAAGGATTGGGTGATCAACATTCTTATGTTGCTAAACTATGTTATCCTGATGAATTAGCTGATGTTCCTTTAGAAGAAGTTAAAAAAGTTAGAAAAGATCTTAGACAAAATGCTAAAGCTGCTGGTTTTGCTTTACAGTTTGGAGGTGTAGGTATGACTATAGCTGCTAACCTTAATATTAGTATTGAGGAAGGTAATGCGGTAGAAGCTGCTTATTATAATGCTTTTCCTGGAGTTAAAGACTATTTTAAAAAAGTAACTACAAAAGCTTTAGAAACTAAAACTATAGTATATAATGAGATGACTAAGCATAGACTTAAACCTCATTTTGTAGCTGAACTAGAAGGTCTAGAAAAAGAAATAAGTAAAGAAGGATTTTGGTCTACATATAGAGATGAAAAGGCTAAAAACTCTTCATTATTTAATAGTGTCTTAAAGTTTAAAGTAGGTACTTATTTTAAGCTAAAAGGTATGTTAGAAAGGATGGCTAAAAACTATCCTGTACAAGGTACTGCTGCAGCTATGACTAAGCTTGCATGCATTTATATCTTTAAATATATTATAGAAAATAACTTGCAAAATACTGTAAAAATTGTTAACTTGATCCATGATGAGATTGTGGTAGAATGTCCACAAGAAATGGGAGAATCTATAGGAGAGATGGTTAAAAATTCAATGGAAAAAGCTGGTAATTATTTCTGCAAAAGAGTACCTTTGTCTGCAGATCCGTATGTAGGGGATAGCTGGACTCATTAATATTTATTTATTGAACTTTTCTAGGGGACTATTAGTTAGTCCTCTAGATTTTTATACTTTAAAATATGGGAGACGAAGAAAAAGAATTATTAGAATATATTAAAAAAAATAGACTAAATAGAAAGGGAAGACACAGGCAGTTAATAGATAAAAAGGCCTATTTAATAGGTTATTTATATCATTTTTGGTTTTATACTGAGGATAAGATAGCAAAAATATTTAATGTTGAGAGAACAACAGTTAATCATCATAAGTCTAAAATATTTGATCTTAAAAAAGACCCTTCTTTTTTACGAAATACTGTAATGGAAAGAGAATTATACCCAATAGAAGAAAATAATATAAACCTATTTAAAGAAATGGAAAAGTTACAAAGTACTTTAGGATATGGGATGATTTTCGTAAAACTGCAAAGACAAGAATATTTAAAACTAAAAACTTTTATAGAAGAAAATAATATAACTGATCCTAAAAAGTTACTTCCTGAATTAATAAACAAATTATTATGAAACATCAAATAGATAGAACACAAAGACAAATAGAAGGTCTTAGAAAATGGGCAAAGTTTGGATATCAAGGCATTGCTCAATATCCTACTGGCTTTGGTAAAACCTATACTGCTATTAAAGCAGTATTAGGTATGATTAAAAAAGGTAAGGTAGAAGATGTTATTGTTGTAGTGCCTACTATAGAATTAAAAAATCAATGGGAAGTAGAATTACAAAAACATAAAGTACCAGTTGCACAAGTATATGTAATTAATACTGCAGTTAAGTTAGAAATGACTACTGATTTTTTAATTCTTGATGAAATCCATAGATATGCTGCCGATACTTTTAGATTAGTATTTGAGCAAATAAAATATAAACATATTATGGGCCTTACTGCTACGTTAGAGCGTGAAGATGGGCTCCATGATATAGTATTACAGCATTTAGATATTTTTGATGAAATATCTGTTAATGATGCTCTAGATAATGGTTGGATATCTCCTTATGAGATATATAATATTGAAATACCTTTTAATCCTGCAGAAGAGTCTGATTATAAAAAAGCTGATAATAGCTTTAGACATTTTGCAGCTAAATTAGGTAGAGGAGCTCAAGCATTTGAAACAGCACAGCAATGGATAAAATCTACTGATAAGTCTGAACAAGGCATTGCTGCTGCTTATTATAATTCTATGAGATCTAGAAAAACTATTTGCTTAAATAATAGTAATAAGATACCTGCTATTAAAAAGATAATGGATTTATTTCCTACTAAAAACTCATTACTTTTTAGTGCAACTACTGAGTTTGCTGATTCTGTACAAGATGTTCTTGGTGATACAGCTATGACATTTCATAGCAAGCTTACTAAGAAACAACAAGAGTTAGTAATTAAAAAGTTTAAAGATAAAAGAACTAAAGTTAGAACATTGAGCTCTGTTAAAGCATTAAATGAAGGTTTTAATGTACCAGAATGTTCACTGGCTATCATTGCTGGTAGTAATTCTACTAAACGTACTTTTATTCAACAACTTGGCCGTGTGGTTAGATTTCAAGAAGGTAAGAATGCTATTATTATAAATCTTTATACTCCTGGAACTCAGGAAGAAAAGTGGATGGTAAAAAGAACAGAATCTATAAATCAAAATTATGTGAACTATGTGACTTTAGAACAATTTATAACAAAGTTTGAAAATCAATTAATACCTGTATAATGGAAATAAAACTAGATTTAAATATTTTAACAAGAAATAAGATTACTCCTAATCAAGCTGTTTTTCTCTATTTACTTTACAGAAAAGAATGGGATAAACTAAAAAATATGTATAGTTTTCTTGAA